TGAAAGGGTGCGCAAAATTCACAGCGGCTTGCCTGCAATTATTGCGGACACGCTTTCGTATATCGTCAAGTCAGACCTCGACAGGGTTGACGTGAAATCCGATTTGTGGGAGGAAATTTCCGAGAAAATCTGCTTTGAAAGCCTCGTCGGGAAGGCGGTTTGCGACACTCTTGTAGACGGTGACGGAGCGTTTAAAATCTCCGTTGACACAGCAGCTTCACCGTACCCGATAGTTGAATTTATCGGCGGTGCGGACGTTGAATACGAGCGGACACGGGGCATTCTCACGGCGGTGATTTTCAAGACCGCTTACACCGTGAAGTCAAGGCGGTACATTCTTAGCGAGCGTTACGGCAGAGGGCTTGTCGAGAGCAGGCTTTTTGACGAAAATGGGAACGCTTATCCGCTTGATACCGTGCCGGAGCTTGCAGGCATTCCCGAAATCGTGGAGTTTGACGGCGATTACATAATGGCTGTGCCGCTTAAATTTTACGACAGCAGGAAATTTTCGGGACGTGGAAAATCAATCTTTTCGGGCGGTAAATCCGACTGCTTTGACGCTCTCGACGAGGTTGTCTCGCAGTGGTGGGACGCACTTCGCATGGGCAGGGTCAAGCAGTACATTCCCGAAAGCATGATTCCGAAAAATCCGAAGGACGGCACGCCTAAAAGTCCGAACCGCTTCGGCAACAATTACATCACGACCGACTTTCCCATGCAGGAGGGTACTGCGCCGAGGATTGATGTGGTTCAGCCCGACATAAAGTACGAGGCATTCGCAAACAGCTATACGAATGCGCTTCTGATGTGTCTGCAAGGTCTTGTTTCGCCCGCAACGCTCGGAATTGACGTCGGAAAGATGTCGTCTGCGGAGGCACAGCGAGAGAAAAAGGACGTGACGGGCAACACCCGAAACACGATTACGGCGGCTCTCGAAAAGGCTCTGCCGCTTCTGATTGAAGCCGTTCTCAAAACCTACGACAATATGTGCGGACGTGCGCCTGCGGACTGCGGAGAGATTACCGTGACGTTCGGAGAATACGGTGCGCCCGATTTTGACAGCCGTGTTGAGACGGTCGGCAAGGCGAGTACCTACGGCATTATGTCGGTTGAAACGCAGGTGTGCGAGCTGTGGGGCAGTTCAAAGGACGACGTATGGAAAGCGGCGGAGGTCAAGCGTATCATGTCCGAAAAGGGACTGATTGAGGGTTCACCAACAGCTGTGGGTGATGAATATGCTTAACTTTAAGGATATTGCGAAAATCTTCGAGGAAATCGAACTGCGGCTTGTTTCCTCGCTCAAACGCAACCTCTCACGGCACAAAAATTGGGAGCGTGACGAGGGATTTGAGTGGTCGGCATGGCAGGCGGAGAAGCTTAGGAATATGGAGAAATTCCGCCGCCAAAACGCAAATATCATGTCGGAGTACACGGACGTAATCGACAGCGAGACACGTCAGCTTATGGCGGAGCAGTTCGGCGAGGGACAGCGGCTTGCGGAGCGGTCTGCGCCCGAAAACGGCGGCTACACGAGCGTTTCCGACAGGCATTTTTTCGGGGTCAACGAGCAGAAAATGCAGTCGCTTATGACGGACATCACAACGCTTGAAAAGTACGTTGAGACCGCCGCTTTGCGCATGACGGACGACGTATACAGACAGACGGTCAACCGTGTTCAGCTTGCAATGGGAACGGGGTCAATGACCTTGGAGCAGGCGGTTGACACGGCGACACGGGACTTCCTTGACAAGGGGATAAACTGCATAGTCTATGCGGACGGCAAGCGTGTGAACATTGCGGACTACGTGCGAATGGCATTGCGGACGACCTCAACGAGAGCGACCTTGCAGGGACAGGCGAAGCGTTGGGCGGAGCTGGGATACGACACGGTTATGACCTCGCAGTACGGAATGTGTTCAAAGACGTGTGAGCCGTGGCAGGGTCGTGTCTACATTGACGATGTTTACACGCAGTGGGACGGCGCTGTCGAGGAGCGAAACGGAGAACTGTGGGGCAAATCGAACTACTGCGGCAAGTGGTTTTGCCTGCTGTCAACGGCGATATGGGGGCATTTGTTCCACCCGAACTGCCGTCACACGCTGATACAGTACATTGACGGTATCACCAAAATTCCCGAACCCATTCCTGCCGAGACAATCCGAAAACAGCGTGAGTTTGAGCAGAAACAGCGAGCCATGGAGCGCAAGATTCGCAGGCTGAAACGGTTTGCCGAGGGAACGCTCGATCCAGACACGGCGAGGGAGTACGGCAGGAAGCTTAAAGCGGCGCAGAGGGAATTGCGTGAGTTTATTGCAAAGACCAATGCGGACGAGGGGAAGATTGTTCTGCGGAGGGATTATTCTAGGGAAAAGAATTACGGTGGATTGACAGACAAGGAAAAAGATGATATAATAATTAAGGAAATCCACGAATGTGGTTTAGTGGGTAAAATTCATCTCGACCCGATTAAAATAGATGTTGATTCGTTAGGCTATGACAGTGAGCATTTTGACGAAAAAGAACGTGGCATAACATTTGATGAGGCTAAAAGTTTCATAAACAATGCACGTTTTTCAATAACACGGTGGAATGGAGATTTTGAAAATTATTTTAGCAATGACGGTGCATCGTATGTTAATTGCCAATCTAATATAATCAGAACTTCTTATAAGAAAATAGACTTTACCGAAAGCGTAAAAAAGGCATTGGAGGTGCTTGATAAATATGGAAGATAGATACCCAAATGAAGAAAAGGTTTTGTGTCCTCTGATTGACGGCATAATTACACCTGTTGACTGTATGGAAAACAGAGACATTCGGGAAGAAGCTATTCCCGATAAGTTTAAGCAAAAGCCCGATTGGAAAGAAATCTGCAAAAACTGTAAGTATTACGAATATTAATAACCGCTCCGCTACGGCGAGGCGGTATTTTTATACCCAAAATCAAGAAAGGATTGATAATTATGTACTTGATTCTTTTAGCATGGCTTCTGTGCAAGCTGTCAGCTCCTGCATGGTGTTTCATTTTGGTGGGAGTGCTTGCTTTGTCACAGATTATCGAATTTTTATACAAAATAATCAAGTCGTAATACGAAATTTAATTTAATATGAATATCAGCACCCCGAAAAATCGAGGTGCTTTTATTATACCCAAAAAACGGAGGTCTAACATGGACGAGAAAAGAATCGGACGTCAGACCCCGACAAATTCTGCGGTTTTGCCCTATACCGAAACAAAGGGCGAGCAAGCCGTCGCTCTCTAAAATAAATCGGGGCGCACGGCGCAGGAGCAAAAGGGGAGTCGCTCAGGCTTTTTTTGCACAAACGCAAAAATTTGTCGTAATTGTTTTGCCATAACCCCGCACTTGTTTGTTAATTTTTGTACAAAACTATAATTTTCACAAAAGTCTATTGCAAAAATCTAAAGTATGTAGTATAATATAATATGTACTTTTACTTTTATAGGAGGATATTTTTCATGTGCGGTTTTGTAGGATTTACCAATCATATAAACGATGCGTCCATCGTTATTGAGAAGATGATGGACAGAATTGCTCACCGCGGTCCCGACCAGGCAGGCAAGTTTGTCGACGAAAAGGTCGCTATGGGATTTCGCAGACTTTCGATTATAGATTTGTCGGAGCAGGGAAGCCAGCCGATGTTTAACGAGGATCGCTCGATTGTGCTGACGTTTAACGGCGAGATTTACAACTTTGAGGAGATTCGCGACGAGCTTATCGCGGCGGGTCACAAGTTTAACAGCCGCGCGGACAGCGAGGTGCTTTTGCACGGCTACGAGGAATGGGATTTTGAAACGCTGCTTAACAAGCTTCGCGGTATGTTCGGCTTCGTGATTTACGACAAAAACAAGGATTTGGTTTTCGGCGCGCGCGATTTCTTCGGAATAAAGCCCGTGTATTACGGCACTTTCGGCGACACGCTTATGTGGGGCAGCGAGATAAAAAGCTTCCTCGAACACCCCGAATTTGTCAAGGAACTGAATGAATCAGCTCTCGAAAATTACCTGACTTTCCAGTATTCGCCGACAACGGAAACGTTTTTCAAAAACGTTTACAAGCTTCCTGCGGCGCACTATTTTACATATCAGGGCGGCAAGCTTGACGTGAAGCGCTA